AATAACTTCAGCTATATAGTAAATTTTAAATAACAACCCCAATTTAATATGGCGACAAAAAGAAACGTAGACCTTATTACAGAAGCGTTTGCTGATGTGATGACTGCTAGAAGGAAATATGAACTAAAAAATCCTAATGGTGAGATTTTAAAAGAAATATTCTTCCCACCACTTACGAGGTTTGATAGAAAGCAAGCTCAAACTGCTGCTGGAACAGATGATGCCTTAACAATATCTACTAGGCTTCTTTGCCAGCTTGCCCAAAATGAAGATGGCACAAGGGCATTTGCTTCTGCTGATGCTGAAAACTTGCAAAGATTTTTACCAGAATCAGTTTTAAATGATCTTGAATTATTTATGATGGATATTCAAGTTGATGTTAATACAGCAAAAAACGAATAAAGCGAGATAACTGGTTAAATTTTGAGTTTTTTCTCGCAACAGAACTGGGTAAGACATTACAAGAATTAAGAAAAGGTATTACTCAAGAAGAGTTGATACATTGGGCTGCTTACTATGAAGTTAAAAATGACAGGGAAAAACAAGAAATGAATCGTCAAAAGAACAAAACAAGGTAAGATAGAATAAAGGTTATTTGTATTTGTGGCACAATCGACAGTAAAACTAATAGTTGATGCACAAAATGCAATCACCCCTTTAAAAAGGGTTAATGATGCAACAAAAAATTTAAGTAAAAATACAGATAAATTAAAAGGAAGATTAGATAAAAGTAATAGATCACTAAGAAACACAGGCAGAGCAGCTAAAACCGCAAGTGCTGGTGTTTCAACTTTAACAAAAGCGTTTGCTCCATTATTAGCCGCAGTATCAGTTCTTGGTTCGGCAAGATTTGTATTTGTTAAAACAGCAGAACTAGAAACTCAAAGAGCAAGTCTTGAGCAATTAACTGGGTCACTTGAAGAAACCAATAAAATTATTGATGAACTTCAAGCTTTTGGTTCTGTAACACCATTCACAAGTAGTGAATTAATAGAACAAACAAAAAGATTAAAAGCATTTGGTTTTGAAACTGAAGAGTTAGTTGACACAACAAAACGATTATCTGACGTAGCTGGTGCTACTGGTGCTGACCTTACAGGGATTGCCACAGCCTTCGGGCAGATAAGAGCAAAGGGTAAATTACAACAAGAAGAGAATCTTCAATTATTAGAAAGAGGAGTCAATATAACTAAGGAACTAAAAAAAATAACTGGTTTACAGGGTGATGAGTTTGAATCTGCAATGCGTAAAGGTAAAATTGGTGCTGATTTAGTAAATCAAGCATTAATAAATTTGACAAGCCAAGGGGGTATTTTTGCTGACGGAGCTACAAAACAAGCAAACACTCTAAATGGAAAATTATCAACTTTACAAGATACGATTGACACACTTGCAAGAACAATCGGAACAGAATTAGAAGGGGAAATAAAAAATGTTTTAGATTTTGGTATTGCAGCAGTTAAAGCAATAAATGAGTTAATAAAAAATTTTGGCATTTTAAAAAAAGCTATTGACGTAATTAACCCATTTGAACAATTAAGGAGTTTCAAAGAGCAGCTTACAATCCAAAAAAAATTAACCGAATCAACAAACAAGATAAGAAAAATTAATGTAGAAAACGGTCAAATTGTAGAGATAACAAAAGATAAAACAAAAGAGACAACACAAGCTTTTACTGAAGGTTTAATACCATCTAGTGATTTATTTAACAGCAAATTAGGAGAATCAAGTTTTCTTGTTAATAGTATTAAAAGTGAAGCCGATCAATTAAAAGAAAAGTTTATGGAGATAGGTCAAGGGGTAGAACAAGGCATAGTTTCTAACCTTACTGATGCGGTGATGGGAACGAAAACCTTGGCTCAAGCTGCTATTGGTGTACTAGACGATTTAAAAAGAAAACTTGTGGAAGTTGCAATGCAACGTGCAGTCTCTGGTATTGGTAATTTTATAGGAAATGCTTTAGGTGGGATTTTTGGTGGTGGTGGTGGTTTATCAACAAAGCAATTATTTAGTTCTGGAGCAACTCTTGGACTTAATAATGCTAGTGATTTTTTAAGTGGAGCACCTCCTTTAAAATTTGCAAATGGAGGTAGACCACCTGTTGGCAGAGCTTCGGTCGTAGGTGAAAGAGGACCAGAATTATTTGTGCCTAGTTCTGCTGGTACAATTATTCCAAACGATAAAATTGGTGGTTCTTCTATTACAAATAATATTAGTATTAGTGTAGATGCCTCTGGTTCGTCTGTACAAAGTGAAGGTGATGGCCAGCAATTTGGCGAGGCTTTAGCTACTGCAATACAATTAGAAATAGTAAAACAAAAACGTAGCGGAGGTTTACTTTCGTAATGACTAATACTTTTCCTTCTATAAATCCTACTTATGGTGTTCAAAAAAGATCCGCACCAAAAACAATTGAAGTACAGTTTGGTGATGGTTATAAGTCTCGTAATGCCTTTGGCCTAAATCAAAATCCTAAAATATACCAACTTACCTTTGAAGTATCAGAGTCAGACGATTTTAACAGCACAGGAATTTCAAGTGCAGATACTATAGAAATATTCTTAGATAACAGAGCAAAAGACAGTGCTAGTTTTACTTTTACACCTCCTGGACAGAGTTCTTCTTCTCAATTTGTTTGTAGACAATGGAATAAATCAATACCTTATTTAAATAGGGCTAGAATACAAGCAACATTTGAGGAGGTATTTCAGCCATGACGATACCGACTGAACAGCTACAAAAATTAGATAGCATAACAATTATTGAATTATTTGAATTACAACTTTTTGCACCTATTCATGTTGCAACAGGATCATCAGCTACTACTCTATACAGATTTCATAATGGTACAAATGAAATAAACACAGATATTATTTGGAAAGGTAATTCATACACAGCTATTGCTTGTAAAGCTGAAGGATTTGAAACAGGTGATAATACAGTAATGGCAAGACCTACAATGACATTTGCTAATATTGCTAGTTCATTTACTACGATATTAGAGCTTGTTAATGCTCAAACACCATTTAATGATTTACAAAAAGCACAAATTTTAAGAATTAGAACTATGGCTCAATTTATTGATGCTGCTAATTTTGCTCCTATAGGTGGCAACCCTGCTGCAAATCCCTACGGAACACCAGATACATCAAAAGAATTAGAACAGCAAAAGTTTGAAATTAACAGAAAAATTGTTGAGAATAAAGAAATTTGTAGTTTTGAACTTGTAAATACATTAGATTTTGAAAGTTTACAATTACCGAGAAATCAAATAACAAAAGATAGATTCCCTGCTGTTGGTAGTTTTGTTCTTACATGACTTGGAAAGAAGATGCTAAAAAACATTTTTTAAAGTGCAAGCCAGCAGAAGGTTGTGGTTTGTTAGCGGAAAGAGGTGGCAATGAATTTTTCTATCCTTGTAAAAATATTGCCTCTCATGTTCAAGACGATATTACCTTTGCTATTGACCCCTTAGATTTTGCAGCTTGTGAAGATAGTGGTGCGGATATATTAGCGGTTCTTCATTCTCATGTAGAAGGTAGTGCAGAGCCTTCTGAAGCTGATATAAGTAACTGTAAGATCTATATGATGGATTGGTACATTTACTCGATCCAAGATGATAACTGGCATTTTGAGGAGACAGAATTATGATTAGAAAAATTAAATTATATGGGCCTTTAAAAAAATTATGTGGTGTAAAAGAGTTTGAAGCTGATGTTTCAAATGTAGATCAAATATTTAGTTTTATTAAAGTAAATTATCCAGACTGCCAACAACATTTATCCGAAGCTTGTTATAGCATTGTGATGAATGATGTAGATATAACATTTGCAAATTTAGTTATAAAGGGAGAAGGAGATATAAAAGTAATACCTTTAATTAGTGGAAACCTTATTTTTACTTTTTTAGGAACTTTAGCTGCAGGTTTTATTAATACTTCACTAACTTCATTACAAGCATTATATACTGCTCTTGCTGTTACTGGTTTGCAGTTTTTAGCTGATTTACTTGCACCAGTTCCTCAAGAAACTAGATCAGATCCACAAGTAGAATCTTTCCTTGGCAATCAAAATGCTAACACTACAAAAGCTGGTGGTGCTGCCCCTCTGGTTTTTGGAGAGTGTTTAGTAGGATCTGTTGTTATCAGTGCTGGTGCTGATACAGTACAAGTAGCTGATAGTACATAAATTATGGCTAGAGAAATTACCAATATTAATAATCTTAATTTACAAGAAGATTTACCAAACGATTTTTTAAAAGCTATACAGTTTTTTACTCTTTTAGATTTAGTTTCTGATGGGGCAGAAATTGAAGGTTTTGCAACTCCATCAAAAAATAATATATCTATACCTAGTACTCTTTTAGCTCCAAGTACTTCAACCGATCCTCAGATAACTGATGCTGAAAAAACATATATACAATCAGCACAGAAAGATATATTTTTAGATGGTCGTGCTATTCGTGATTCGGGTGGAAATGAAAATATTACTAATACATCACTAGCGATAAGAATAGGTAGTGACTCTCAAGGATTTATGGGTGGTATAAATGAATTAAGAGTTGGTTCTTCACCAACAGTTAACTTAACACCATTAACTGTTTATAATATTGATCCAAGTGGGTCAAATGATTCTACAAATAATGCTGAAAATAATAAGGTAACAGGTACAATAAATGCTGGAGTTAATATTAATAGTACAGCAAGAGCAGTTGTTGTAACTCTACAATGGATTAGTCTTAGGCAATTGAGTGCTGATGATGCTTCTTCTGTTCCGTTAGGAATACAGCCAAATGCTACTTATCCAAATGGGCTAACAGGTAATGTACATATAAAAATACGAATAAAAAATAAAAACGGAGTCGAAATTAAAAGTGTAGAACATTTTGTAAACGGTATTTCAACTGGAGTTTATAGTAAAGATTACAGAATGGAAATTCCTTTTGATCGTTACCAAAATTCAACTGCTATAACTAATAATTATCCTTTAAGTATTGATGTTTTAAGAATTGATGCTGAATTTAGAAAAGACTTTAGCGGTGCTGGTGCTAGTCATCCTTTTACCAATGATGGAACAAATATATATGAAGAAGGAGAAAAACGATTTACTGAATTTAAATTTGCAGGTTTACAAGCTGTTTTACCACAAATAGAAACTGTTACAGAATTTGCAAAATCAGCATATATCGGTTTTAGATATTCAGCAGAGCAGTTTCCTAATATACCTCAAAGAAAATATTTTATAAGAGGAATTAAAGTAAAAATTCCACACAATTCAACAGTTGAGTTAGCAACTGGCAGGTTAACTTTTAGCGGAAGTTTTAACGGTACATTTAAAACTGCTAAAGCATGGACAAGCGATCCTGCTTGGATTTTATATGCTCTTATAACAGAAGAGTATGGTTTACAGATAGATGAGGCTACAATTGATAAAGCTTCTTTTTATGCAGCAAGTGAATATTGTTCTGAACTAATTAATACTCCTGACGACCAACAAATACCTAGATATTCTTTTAATGGTGTTATTAAAACAAGAAAAAAAGGATTAACTGTTATTAAGGAAGTTGCTGGTGTAATGAGGGCAAGTTTGTACTATAAAAATGGATCTTTAAAAATTGCCTTAGATAAACCAGATACAGTCACTTCATATTTATTTACTAATGCAAATGTTGTAGATGGTGTTTTTAATTATTCTGGAACGGATAAAGATAAGAAATTTACACAAGTCAATGTTTCTTATTTTAATAATGATATACAGGAGCTAGATCAAATATCTGTACGGTCTAGTCAATCATTAATAGATAAGTACGGATTAAATCAAACAAATATACAAGCTTTATATACAACAAACAAATACCAAGCACAGCGTTTTGGTAGATCAATTCTTTACAATTCAAATTTTGAATCTGAGATAGTAACTTTTGAATGTGGTTTAGAAGCAGCTTCTATATTAGAACCTTTAATGGTTATTAAAATTGCTGATAGATTAAAAGAAACTATTAGAGCAAGTGGCAGAATAAAGACAGTTACAAGTTCAACAGTAATAGTAGTAGATGACAGTACAGATACCACTGTTGGTGTTGCTAATGATAGTTTTTTAGTAATTGATATTAATGGAGGAGTACAAGAAAAAACTATACAATCAGTAAGTGGTAGTACAGTTACATTATCAAGTGCTTTGAGTCCATTACCTCAAGCTGGTTCGATATGGGCTGTTAAAACTGGTAATGTTCAGCATAGAAAATTTAGGATTACAAATATAAAACAAAAAGACAATTTTGTTTTTTCAATAACAGCGATTGTTTATGACGATAATAAATACACGTTTATTGATGATCTAAGTAATACTGTTGGTATAGGTAGACCGTCAACAACACTTCTTGATGAATTAGATTCACCAGAGATACAAGAATTAAAAGAAGAACTTATAATTGTTAATAGTAGAGCAACCAGTCGAATTGTCCTTAATCTTGGAATTGTTAACGGAGCTAAAAAATATCAAGTAAGTTATAAGTTAAATGGTGGTTCGCCAGTAGTGGAAAATATTTTAACAAATCAGTTTATTCTTTTAAACAATAAAGAAGGTGTTTATGAATTTTCTATAAGATCAATTGATTCATTAAATAGAGTAAGTACAAGTATTACAACATCATCACTAACAGCAGTTGGATTATCAGCAGCACCTACTCATGTACAAAATCTAAGAGCAGAAGAAAGTGGTGATGATTTGATTTTAAAATTTGATCGCTCTACAGATAAAGATGTTTTATTTGGTGGAAAAGTAAATTTAAAATATTCTCTAATTACTGATGGAACTGCAACACCACAAAATGCAAATTTATTAAGAGAGGTTGATGGTAATTTTGAACAAATTACTGTTAATGATTATCAAAGCGGTGAATATTTTTTAAAATTTATTGATGTTGCTGGTAATGATTCTGAAACACGATCTGTTGTTGTTAATAGAACAATTACATCAGGTAATTTATTAGCTGCTCAAATAAGAGAAAATCCTAATTTTACAGGAACACCAAAAGTGAACACAGTATATGATTCTGGTATTAGCGGTTTAAGGTTAACAACTGGTTCTAAAACTGGAAGTTATACTTTTGCTTCTAATTCAAACAGTATTGATTTAGGTTCTTCATTTAAATTACATTTAGAACCACATTTTAAAAAGTCTGGTTTCACAACTGCAACTCAATGGGATTCTTTTACAGATAATATAGATACTTGGCCTGAGAGTAATTTTACTGGTTCTGGTACGGTTGATAGAAGTGCAGACCTTATATTCAAAGTTGCTAAAAGCACTACAAGTAGTACAAATATTAGTGCTGTATATACACAATCTGGAACGACTGTAATTATAACAAGTAATACTCATGGAAGATCAGTCGGTGATACTATTATTTTTGATGCAACTTCGGGTGCTGGAGTCGATGGAACGTATGTTATAACTTCTATTTCCACAAATACTTTTACTTTTACATCAGGTACTTCTCAAACAATTACTACATCAAATTGTACTTTCCAATATTTTGAGACATTTGCAAATACAGATATAATTGCAAGAACTTTATCTTTTAAAATCGATATAGAAAATGAAAGTACTTATGAAAATGTAGATATTGAAGAGTTAGGTGTTGATATAATATTTAGACCAAGAACAGAAAGAAGTATTGATAATTCAAGTGCAACAAATGGAGTTTTAACAAGTTCTAGCAGTGGAGCGACAACAGTTACTTTTAATAAAAAGTTTTTCACAGGAACAACTGCTGTAGGTGGCAGTACCACAGCTTTTAAACCAGTAGTTTCTATTAATATAAATAATATGCAAGATCGAGATTTCTTTACTATTACCAGTGTTACCTCAACTCAATTTGTAGTAAATATTAAAAATGGAGCAACAGGAGGTTTTGTGGCTAGAGAATTTACATATAGTGCTTTCGGATATGGTGAAGGGTAGTATAATAGAAAAAACTTAAATAGAAATGTCACAACCAGCAGATTTTGTAGTTGATAATGCTTCTGGTGCAGCAGTAAGAACTGACCTAAATAATATTTTTGATGCCATAAGTATTAATAATGGTTTTGGTTCTGAGCCAACGACTAAATACAAATATATGTGGTTTGCGGATGATACAATTTCATCTCCTAAAATGTCTTTTTATAAGGCAAATGCATCTTCCAAAATAGATTTTATAAGTTTAACTGACGGTAGTTTTTTTGGCCCTAACGGTACAGCGTCAAATCCTTCATATACTTTTACTAATTCAATAAATACAGGTTTTTATAGAAGTGCTGATAATGAGATAGGAGTTTCTAATAATGGTACTAATACAGCATTATTTAAAGTTGGTGCACTTGATATCAAAGGACATATTAATGTTGAACCCACCAGTGGAGAGGCTTTTGTACAATTAAAAACAGGTGTTAACAATGAAGAAGCATATGTAGATTTTGTTACTGATACAACTACTTATACAGATTATGGCTTGAGATTACAAAGAGGAAACTCTGGAGTAAATACTGATTCTTCATTAATGCATAGAGGTACAGGACAGCTACGAATAATGACAGAACAGGCAGCACCTATATCGTTTAGAACTTCTAGTACCGAAAGATGGCAAATTGATTTAAATGGAGCGTTTGTATGGAAACAACATACTGGCAATAGTGTAACTCTTAACGCTGGAACAATACTTGCTAGAGCCTTAACTAGCAGAAAAGGCACATTAGAAAATGCATCTGTAGCAAATGCCTATAACTTTTATTGGGATGATTCTGGAGAAGGTACTGGCAAGGCAAATCACCTCGAAGCCTGGGTTGATACTAACTTTGTTGGTGATGTAACTTTAGGAGTATCAGATTATAGAATTAAAGATAGTGTAGCTTTGCAAACTGAATCAGGTATAAATAAAGTAAAAAATTTAAAGCCTATTACATATAAGTACAAAGAATATGGTGTATTAAAAGCTAGTGATGAAATTAGAGAAGGATTTTTAGCACACGAAGTACAAGAAGTTATCCCAAGTGCTGTTAATCGTGAAAAAGATGTAGAAAACAGTTTACAAACTTTAAATTTAGATGCAATAGTTTCTGTTTTAACTAAAGCATTACAGGAAGCAGTTGCTAAGATAGAGACATTAGAGACTAAAGTCGCTGCACTTGAGGGAAGCTAATGGCTGTTATACCTGGTAAAAAGAATTTTACAATTCAACGTAGGGCAGATTTTCCTTTACGTTTAACTTTTAAAGATTCCACTGGATCGGCAATAAATCTTACAGGTTTTACCGTTTCAGCACAGGTATATGATGACCCACGCACCACAAAATATGCCGATTTTACAGTTGCCTATACAAATAGAGCAAGTGGAATTGTTGATATTTCTTTGTCTGATGCTGACACTACAAATTTTACTCCCGATATTTTAAAATATGATGTATTACTAACAGATGGATCTGGCAACAAAGAATATTATCTAGAGGGTACACTATTTATAAGTGAAGGTTACACAGCATGAGCAGTCCTAATCAAATTGTCGTTAGTCAGGTAGACAGTGTTACAACTGTTGAAATTACAACGGCAGGTCCACAGGGAGCTACTGGACCAGCAGGTTCCACTGGTGGATTACAGGTTGATGAAACTAACAAAATTGATGGATCTGTTGTTTATTATGATGCGAGTTCTGCTACATTTAAGGCAGACGCAACAACAACAAAACTTACTTTAGTCTTTGGGGGCAGTTTTTAAATGACAAACACAATCAGAATTAAAAAAAGGGCAGCTAGTGGTAGTGCTGGTGCACCTTCTACACTTGCCCCTTCAGAATTAGCTTTTAATGAAAATGCAAGTGATTTAAAATTATATTATGGATTTGGAGATAATGGCTCTGGGGAAGCATCTTCAATCATTACTGTTGGTGGTTCTGGAGCGTTTTTTGATAAAACAACAACAAGAACAGCAAATACTATTTTAGGTGGACCTACAAGTGGAAGTGCTGCTGCGCCTACATTTAGATCTCTTGTCGTTGCAGACGTACCAACGCTTACATCAGCAAAAGTAAGTGACTTTGATACACAAGTAAGAACATCAAGACTAGATCAGTTGGCAAGTGCAACAAACCCAGTTTCAGGAGTTGTTCCAACTGCTGATGCTCATTTTGCTACTAAAGGATATGTAGATAGTCAAAGTGAAGGTTTAGACGTAAAACAATCTTGTAAAGTAGCTACGACAGTAAACATAACTTTATCTGCAACACAAACTATTGATGCTATTGCGGTTTCTGCTGACGAAAGAGTACTTGTAAAAAACCAATCTACAGCTTCAGAAAATGGTATTTATCTATGTAAAGCCAGTTCATGGGTAAGGTCTGATGATTTAGCCACTGGTTCAAATGCTGCTGGTGCTTTTACTTTTGTAGAGCAAGGAGATACAAATGCTGATATTGGATTTGTCTGTACAACTGATACTGCAACAGTCGGTACAAATAACTTATCTTTTAGTACTTTTTCATCGAGTGGAAACGTTACTGCTGGTAATGGATTAGATAAATCGGGGAACACATTATCTCTTGATTTAAAAGCTAATGGTGGTCTTGTTATTGAATCAACTGAAGTAGCTGTAGATTTAGCTGCAAGTTCAATTACAGGTACTCTTGCAGTTGGAGATGGGGGTACAGGATCAACCTCTGCTTCGGCTGCAAGAACTGCTTTAGGTTTAGCTATTGGTACGAATGTTCAAGCCTATGATGCTGATTTAGATAACTTATCTGGTTGTCAATCAGGTGCTTCTGCTGCTTTAGCTTTACTTACTTCAACAGAAGTGGGAATCCTTGACGGTGCAACTTTAAATACCACTGAACTGAATTATGTAGATGGTGTTACATCAGCAATTCAAACACAATTAGATGCAAAACAAGCACTAGACGCAGATTTAACTGCACTATCTAGCTGTCAAACTGGTGCGGCTGCTGCATTGGCATTATTAACTGCTACTGAAGTTGCAATATTAGATGGGGCGACTTTATCGACTGCAAATCTGAACGTCTTGGATGGCATTACTGCAACGACTACTGAGTTGAATATTATGGATGGAGGCACATCCGCTACTTCAACAACATTAGCCACAGCAGATCGTATGGTAATGAATGATGCTGGCACTATGAAGCAAGTTGCATTGTCTGATTTAGTAACATTTTTGGAAGATGGGGCTACCTCAGGTTTTGATATTGATGGAGGTCTTTTCTAATTTATGGCAAATGTAATCAAACTTAAAAGAGGAACAAGCACACCTACCACTAGCAATATTGTTGACGGTGAAGTTGCTGTTGATACTTCTGCCAAGAAACTGTATGTAAATGATGGTGGAACAGTAAAAGAAATTGGTGGAGGCGGAGTTGCTGATGGATCTATTACAACGGCAAAACTTGCTAATGACGCAGTAACTGGCGCAAAAATAGCAGATTATGCTGTTGGTACTTCACAGCTTAATGATACAAGTGTTACAACTCATAAGTTAGATAGTGGATCAGTTACTTTTGTAAAATTAGCTAGTGATGCTGTGACAACAGACAAAATTGCTAGTGATGCTGTGACTTATACCAAAATACAAAATGTATCAGCTACAGATAGGGTATTAGGTAGAGATTCAAGTGGTGCGGGGTCGATTGAAGAAATAACACCTGCCAATTTACGCACCATGATAAACGTGGCTGATGGTGCAAATGTAGGTATTACTGATCTTGTTTCTGATACTTCTCCTCAGTTAGGAGGAAACCTAGATATGAACTCAAATTTCATATCTAGTGGAATCCTAGGTATTAAAAACCAAGGATCACAGTCTGAATTACGTCTTTATTGTGAATCTAATAATGCTCATTATGCAAGTATAAAAGCACCAGCACACGCTAATTTTCCTAGTGGTACTAACTTTACATATACCTTACCTTCTGGGTACGGATCTAATGGTCAAGTTTTACAGTCGAATGGATCAGGCGGTACAAGTTGGACTGCATTAACAGATTCAACAAAAATGCCACTAACTGGCGGTACTTTTTCAGCAGAAGTAATTTTTCAAAAAGAAATAACTGAAACTGTTTTTGCAATAACAGATGCCTCTTCTGTTGCCTTAGATCCTATAAATGGAATGATCCAGACATGGACATTAGGAGCTAACAGAACTGCAACTGATAGTTTAACCACAGGTCAATCTATGCTTCTTTTAGTTACTGCAAGTGGTTCTAACTATACTTTAACTTGGCCTACCATGAAGTGGCGAGGTGGTTCTGCACCAACTCTAGGTGGTGCAAATCCTACAGCAATAGAGTTATTTAAAGTTGGAAGTCAATTATATGGAGCGACAGTAGGAGATTTATCATGAGATCACACAATCTTCGTGCTGCTGCTGGTAATGTTTCAACTTTGCCTGATGGTATTATTACAACTGACCTAAGACAACATATAGATTTTGGAAATACCAGTTGTTATAACTCAAGCGTGAGTACAACTGCCGTTACAGATTTATCTGGAAATAGTTGTAATTGTGTTATTAGTCAAACTACTAATTTATCATTTAGCTCTTCTGATGGTGGTCATGTAATTTTAGATCCGTCAGCAACAAGTAATATGCCGCTTCTTTATCAAAGTTCAGATATTTGGAATAATTTAGGCACTGGCGATTATACATTAGAATTTTGGTTTAATTTATATGGAAAAGCTCAGTCACACTTCTTATATAGAGATAATTATTCTGGAGAAAATTTACACGTTTTTATTGAGCAAGGTAGATGGGCTGTTGCAAATGGATTTTCAGGTGCTTTTATATATGAAAATCAAGCTACAAAATCCTTCACAAACAATAATAGTTATAGTGGTTGGAAACAAATGGTTATTTCAAGATCTGGAACTGCTTTAAAATTTTATAAAAATGGTGCTTTGATGAATAATATTAGTCAAACTGCAACAGCCGACACAAATTATATTAATAATAGTTTTTCTTCTCCTAGTTATAGTGCCGTTTTATGGACTTTAGTAAATTTTACGTCTTATGCTTTTTTTGGTAAGTTTGCTATTTTTCGTTTTTATAGAGGTAAAGGTTTATCAGCTACAGAGGTTGCACATAATTATGATACAGAAAAATCTCGTTTTGGGCTATCGTAGCTAAACTATTAACATGAACTATGCAATCATTGATGGTACTACTGTAAAAAGCACTGGTACAATTCAACAATTATTTCCTAACACAAGTTTTAGTATTAATGGTCCAAATACAGATTTTTTAACTGCAAATAATGTAGTTGAACTTGTAGAAAATCTAAGTTACACAGTATCAACACAAAAAATATTTGCAGTAGATCCATATTTAGAAAATGGAAAAGTATATACTGTAAAAGTAAAATCTATGACTACTGAAGAAGAAACAATAATTAAGAATACCCAATGGCAAAATGTAAGACAAGAGAGAGATATGTTATTAAAAGAAACAGATTGGAGGGCTAGTACTGATTTAACATTATCTGATGATTGGAAAAGTTATAGACAGGCTTTGCGTGACGTACCGACACAGTCAGATCCTTTTAATATTACTTGGCCGTCTTCTCCTAGCTAAATTTTCTAACTCTTGTTACATTAAAAGAAACACAGTAAATACTTATGGCTCGTAAAACAACAGAAGAATTACAAAAACGAATACAAGAATTAAAAAATAATCAAGAGCAAGCTGTGCAAGTTGCTAATAACTGTCGTGATGAAATTATGCGTATAGAGGCTGTACTAGCAGATAGGGCAGAGTTAGAAGCAGAAAAAAAACAGTTGGAAACATTAAGATCAAAAGTCTAGAAAAAAATTGCCTTTATTGCAATAAAATTTTCTTCACAATGGAACAAAGAAGAAAATATTGCTCAAACTCTTGTAAAAGCAAATTTCATAGAAATAAATTAATTACTTAGTTTGCGTTGTCATTTGTCTAGTCATTAGGCCCATAGTCAAATAAAGAGGTGCCAAAGCCAGTATTGCCATAAACGTTATAATAGTTACAGGCATTAAAGCCTTTAAAAATGCTTCTTTAATCATGTTTCAAAAAATTGCTAATGTTTTAAGCATTATTTCTTTCTTAATGGTAACTTCTGTTATTGGAACAGGGTGGCTAGGTTATAAATATGTAACCTCA